ACTCGGCTGCTGCTTCCTCAACCACTACGGGCGCAGGAATCATCGCCCAAGCATCGTTGGCAAGGGTGCGGTAGTAGCCATCAACTCCCAATACCTCATCGGCAGCAGGGTCGTTTACTGCAAGCACCACGCGCCAATAAGATGAAGCGATTACGGCTCCGTCTTTGGTAACGTCTGTGGTTTTGCGGACTGCGATAGTTCCGTCTAATTTGACGTTAAAGTCGCTGATGTAGATTACTTCTTCAATCATTTTGTTTGTTGTTTAGTTGTTATACGAAGTAGGTAAAGTTGACCATTATGGTTGAATTATTAGCAAAATTAGCTTCATTCAAATCAGCAATAACACCTAATGATGAAACATCACGAAGGCGTATACGGCTTTCGGATGATATGGCAAATGCCATAAATTGTCCGAGAAAAGTTATATTACTTAAATATACCGAAGCCGCACCATAATTAGCAACTAAAGAACCAACGGGGAACGGTAGTCCCGATATGGCAGCAAGACCTGTGCTTGTGCCTTTATTAGTTAATTCAACAAGACCATTTACCGTTACCTGCCTTCCAATCTTGGTATACGTTCCCGTAGAGTTTGAATAAGTCACGCCAACAGACGCACCACCAAACGATACACCCATTGTCCAAGTGCCTTCTTCGTAGTCATCAAGGGCGTTGGCTGCTGCGGTGTCGGAATTAAAACAAAGGCCGTTCTTGGTAAAGGATGCCGCTACAAAGTCAGTTTCGCTTGCAGCATCGCTTAATTTGATGCTCAACTTTGCAGCGCGTGGATTGGCGTTTGCAGTATCTTTTGCAACACATAAAGCGGCAGCACCTAAAAATGAAACTCCCGCATTAAAAGCGCGGCATAAAGTCAAAATTTCAACAGGCGTACCTGTTAAATCTTGATTCGCTCCGTAAATAATTGATTTACCCGTTAAAGAGTTTACATCGTTGTCTTTCCCAACTTGCAAAGAAACAGCAGGCGCAAGCGTGCCGATGCCTACGTTGCCTGCGTTGGTGTCAAGAATAATATCCTTACCCGACAAGACGTTGCGAATGATAAGGTCGCCTTGTACACCACCGCTAACAATTTCACTACCGCCCTCATAACCAATTACCGCACTCTCAACATTGTTACCATAAAAGCTAACCGCAGCAAATCGGTTGGCAGCCGTAGAAGCCAAACGCAAAGAGGCACGGCCGTTTGCATCACCGCTAATGTGAAGGTTGACATCGGGGCTGCTTGTATTGATACCTACCTTTGTAGTTGACAAAGCAAGAACCGAATCATTACCCAAGCCATCAGATAGGTATTTAGCCGTACCGCTAATCGGCCCGTTGTCCGTAACCTTAATAAGGCTATCGTATGTGTCCTGTGGGGTTGTCCCCGTTAAAGTTGTTCCCATTTCTAATTATTCCAAGTTGTTGACCAAGTATTCCAAATTTCTTCTATCAACTGCCAAGCACCTTGCTCGTTGTTGCCGTAAAAGTTTGTAGTAGGATGACCATAAGACAATGGCTGAACCATACCCCAAGAGATACTATTCGTTGCAGCAGCTTGACCCCAATAGATGTCATTGTTTGCTGCTCCTTGTCCCCAATCGCCTTGAACTCCCATTGTCTAAATAACTCTTTAACTTCACAATGTTGCTACGCTTCGGAGTGTAGGTCTGTTTCTTGCCACTCATAAAACCCAAGAGCTGAAGTTAGAGTCAGTATCTGGGTAAACGTCAGCATTGTTGTTGGCGTTGTATTCTGGGAATGAGGCTTGGTTGTAGCTCATATATGTGATGAACCTATCCGTATAATACTGCGCCAAGTCGCGAGCCTTGCCGACCAAATAGTCAACCTCTATCTTTTCTGCCGTTGTGCTATTCTCGGAGTTGTGCTTGAACACCCCACCGTTGCCGATGGTATAAGCAGCAAAAGGCAAGTACTCCACCATCGCGTAGTGAATCAACATCGGCTGCAAGTAGTCGTTCACCAACGCCAAGTAAGGGTTGGTAAGAGTATTGGCGATGATGTCATTGCTGATCTTGTCGTAGAGTTTCGTTCCAGTATAGTTTTGCAGGTGTATCTCCTGTGCTATCTTGATGAACTGGATGAACTTGTCCGTGTCCACGTTACCGCCAATAGCGGTATTGCGAACCAAGTCCTCTCTTTTAATGAATAATGCCGTTGCCATATCTTATCGTGGGTTTATAAATCCTTGATTGGGCATATCAACAGGTCGCTTCGCTACGTTTGTAGGATTGGTCTCAAGTACCACGCCCTCCTTCTTTGCCTTGTTTACACTCACCTCTGCGTTGGGATTGCCTACATCGGGAGTTACGCCTTCGCCTTTTGCCAAGTACGTCTTGCGCATCCAAAAGTGATGGCACCTTGCACCGCCCTTGTAAAGCCATATTGAATAGGTTGGACTGCCGTTTGCTCCAAAGCCTACTCCGTTAACAGATACATTGTTTACTACCTGACCACTCATACGCAGGATGTCCTCCTTGCGGTATACCTTGCCTGCTGATACCATCTTCTTGCAGAACTCACGGCTATTGGTCTTTGTAGTTTCGGGAGCGTAAGCATAACGAACCTTGTACCTCTTGCCTTCTTCAGTTACTCCGTCTTGGCTGCTCTTGGCGTTAGGGAATGCTGATCCTGTTGATGCAAAAGCGTACTTGCTTAATGCCTGCTCCGCATCGTAGTCAACGGGTCTTTCATCTACAAGCTCCCATTCATCTTCGTTGATGACCTCACCCAATATCTCAAGCTCTGCGAACATAGCATCAAAATGCTCATCAGTCGGCTCTTGGCTTGACAACTTCACGCCAGTCTCCTCCTCACGGGTCTCCATATCCATAGGAGTCACTACGTCTTCCGTAAACTCTAAAGGCTGAAGGGTCTTGAAGTACAAGTTTAGGCTGATGTCATTGTACGCAAGAATCATATCTATGCCGTCAATGATAATCTCCTGCTTGGGGCGAATAACAAGGTTATCCAAAAGCGTAGAAGCGGTCTTTAGCTCATCAGCGTTATTGCCTAATCCCGAATTGTCCTTGATGCCCAATAGCATAGGGCTGACAATACGATGCGAGACCATTATCTTCTGCGTTGCCTCTGAACTCAAGAACTGATATTGCTCCGCAGCATCCGATAACTGCACAGGGTCAACAGTAGCCGCAAGGTCTTTGTTATCGTTAAACGCAAGGATAAACTTGCCCGAGTTTGAACTACCGCTAAACTTCGTTGCTATCTGCTGCTCTATGCTCCTGCGCTCCTCCTCGCTTGGTACTCCGTTGTTGAAGTTGATAAGCATTGAAGGCGCAAGGCCGTTCTGAATGTTGTTGATGTGGTAGTTTGCAATCTCCTCCTCAAGCTCTGCGTAGGGTAGGCCACCTTGATAGTCTACTGGGGAGTAGTAGTAGAATCCTGCTCGGTATGGCTTGATGTAAAGAATCTCCAATCCCTCTTTGCTTGTGCCAAATGCAGGGATGCGCACAGGTGTCTCTCTCCTGCCTTTTACGTCTTCCCAATCCTTTGCGTAGTAGTAAGCCTCAATCTCTCCGTCTTCGTTGCACCTTGAGGCTCGTAACGTCTCTACTGGGATGTGCTGCACCTCTACAATCATATTGTGATCTTGTGAGTACACAACCTGCATACTGCATTGCCCCATCATCACATAGTCCGCTACCACCTTCTGCAAGCAGGCTTTCGTGAACAAGCCACGCATCGCTGCGTACTCGCTCGGCTTCTTGGCAGAGTCAGACGCATCCAGTCCTTTACCGAAGGTCATATCCATTAAAGAGTTGAGGATAGCGTTGTTGGTGGGTGAGCCATTGTACCTGTCAATCAGATACCCGAAGTAGTCGTTGTTGTCTCCGTATTCTACATAGTCCTTCCCTTGCACCTCTTTAACAACAGGTGTGGTGTATGAACTGAAGTTCACAACGTGGACTTTAGATGATGATGTACTCATTGTCATAGCTTGTTTCTTCGGTGTAGACGTTTTGGTTCACCGTAAATTTCTCGTAGTCTGTTTGCGAAGTTACGAATACCCTATCCCGATATATTAGATTTCCCGATGCGAATACCTTTAAGCCATAGAACCTATTGTTGACAAGGCTAAACGTGCCTGTAAGGGTCATAAAACCATTAGCAGAGGCAGCCGTAACCGCAGGTGTTGCGGTGGTGTTTGTTGATTCATCAATCAGCGCAATCGTAACGCTCGCAGGGAATGTGCGTGGTATGATTACTATGGCTTGTGGCGAAGCTGATACTTGAAGGATATGCATCTTAAATAAATAACCTTTTACTTTGGATTTGTTTGAAAATAGAAAAGGGGCTTACGCCCCCTTAACTGTTTTATCACTCTTGCGTTTTGCTAAAGCAAATATGTTAAATCTTAATCGGCTTAAAACGACTCAAGATACCTTTAAGCTTTGCAGCAGCATCAATTGCTTCTTTAATGGTCTGCTCGGCTTTATTAAGATTGAAAGGTTCGGGTATTTTAACACCCAAGTTTTTTTCTGCTTTGGAGATGTCTGCACGAATCGTTTGAATTTGCTTCAAGTAGATGTCCGAACCATTAAGGTATCGGAATGTAACGTCAGCTTCATTGATTGCATCATTGTATTTGCGCAGTTGGTCTTGAAATTGATTTCCTTCCGCCATTGCCACCATAATGGTTCGGCTTGCATCAGCAACCGTTTTCTCCATAATTGGAAGGCGTGACTTTAGGGCATCAGTATTTAATTCAACCTTGATAACTTCTGCTGAACGTATCTCCTCACCAATCTTGGCAATTTTAGAAAAAATTTGCTTGCTCATTAGATTGATTTAATTTCGTTAATAATGCCTTGTATTTTCTTTTTAGCAGCGTTAAACTTGTCACCATTAGAACTTGCTTGTCCAAATGCAATTGCGCTCTTTCGGTCTAAATCCTCAAGTTCCGCAATCCACTCAATCTTTGCAGGCTCAAGACCAAATTGCTTTGCTTGTATCTCTGCTTGGCTAATCAACTTGGCACTCCTATCCCAAAGAGTATTCTCACGCCACTCATCGTTTTCAATAAAGTCGTAAAACTTTTGGGAATGAGCATTCATTTTATTTAAGACCAAATCCAAGTCATCCGCATATTGAGAGAATGAAGCTTCCCAATTACCAAGTCCATCAATAAATGACTTCAGTTCGGGCTTGAGTTTAGTAGCCTCATTTACAATTGTTAACTCAACCTTCATCGGCTCTTGAGCCGAGAATTTTGCGAATATATTGTTAAGTGTAGTCATTGTGTAAATATAAGGGGGCTTTCGCCCCCCTAATTCATTTACGAGTTAGAACCCACTACAATCGTTTCAACTGCACCTGCAAGTCCTGCGAATGGATTGGCAACGGTAGCACCTGCGATGAAGTTAGCAGGAAGTTGCTCCTGTCCCTCCATTGTCAAAGTGTAACCAGATAGGTCACCCATTGCGGCACCAGTTACAATCGTTCCACCTGTTACTTCGGCTCCGTAATTCAGACCCATCATAAAGGCGTTGCCGTTGTAGTCTTGTACCACAACATAAGGCCTTCCATAAGCAAGCAACTTCAATTCTTTGTTGTCCTCCTTTGTCAGCTTGGTCAACGTCAAATTCAAAGTTTGCGTGAAGAAGGTAGTACCATTCTCACGGCTTGAGTTAAAGGTTTGCTCAAAAGAGCTATTGCCTTTTACAAGATATTGGTAAGCAGAGAAAGTACCACTAATGTTGGTAATTTCATCGTTGGTGAGGGTAACCGTACCCAAGTCACCAAAGTCTACAAAGTACACGGCATAAATGCCACCTACTACGTCTTTACAGGGTACCGCCCTGCCTTTTGTTAAATCACAAGCCATTGTTTCTTTGTTTTATTAGAATTAAAAAAGAGGGCGAGGACATAGCCCAAGCCCCCTCTTGATTTACATTAACTCGGATTAAGAGTAAAGGACTACGTCAGCTCCGATTCCGTACTGAACTCCTGCGAAGAAGCGTAGGATCACGCGGATGTTGTCTGACCCGTCAAGGTCAGCCATATCAAGAACGCGAACTTCGTTACGCTCGTTCAAGAGACCAGTTCCGAAGAACATATTGCTTGCTTGAGCAGCGACCATCTTGTTAGAAGGTAAGCCGTTACACATTACAACCTTGATGCCATCAAAGAACAAGTCTCCTTGACCATACCACATTGTGCCTTTGTTGTCAACACCGTTGGCTCCAAGACCTGAAGTTCCGAACCCACCAAGAGCGCGTACATAAGCCTTCGCTACGTTTTGTGGGACAAAGATTTGCAGGTCTTCTTTTCCGTAAAGGGCAGAAGGGATAGCATCAGCAACTTTACCAAGCTCGGTGATTACGTTTGCAGCAGTCACGGTGGTAGCGGTTACGTCAATAACGTCAGAATCAGCAGTCATTAATGAAAGGAATCCAGAGAACTCACCTGCGCTTGCAGCAGTTCCGTTCCAAATGTTCTGCTCAATCTTCTGTGAAGTCTTTGCAGCAACGTGAGCGATAAGGAAGTCAGCAAAAGAAGCAGGGATGCTATCGTAGGCAGAGAAACCCATTTGACCACCAATCCAAGAATCGTAGTAGTCCTTCTTGCAAAGCTGCAAGTTCACTTGGAATGGCTCAACCTCAAGAACGCGGTCGGTCAAAGTCAAGGTAGAAGTTGCATCAAAATCACAAGTGGCATCTTTTACGATGTCGTTTGTGTTCACCTTCTGAAGGGTGGTGCGGTAGTTTACGTTTGGAAGAATCTCGATGAGTCCCTTGTCAAGCGTGTTAGCAGAAAGAAGTGCAGCAGAGATATACTTGCTTGCAAACGCTCCTGCGTAGTTTGTTGTGATTGAAGTAGTTGTAGCCATTTTTTTATTTATTAACTGTTGATTCGTGCAAGGACTCGGTCAATCGCTCTTTCGGGGCGGTTAGAACTCATCTTTTGGACTTGCTTTGTTTCGGGATTATGTTTGATGGGCTTCGCAGCAGGTGCGGCAGATAGTTCTGCTTTAACCGCAGCCATCTCCTCCTTCTTGGCGTAGCCGCCCATCTCCTCACGCATTCCTTTCATCTCCTCGCGCATCATTGCAATCTCCTCGAGAACCTTCTCAATGATTGCGACAACCGCAGGGGCTTCTTCTACTTCCTCTGCAAGTTCGGTAGATGCTGCGGCCTCAACCTCAACTTCTACTTCCTCTGCTTCGGCAGCAGCTTCTTTGATTTCAGCGATTACGCCTTCTTCGGTGATGACGAGTACACGACCATCTTCAAGGAGGTGTTCGCCAACAGGAGCAGCAACTCGGTCATCGCCACTTACGACAAAGACTTCGTTACCTGCTTCAAATGATTCTGCCTCAAGAACGGCTCCGTTCTCAAGTGTCATTTGCTCGAACTTAACCTCACGGATGGAGGATAGTTCGGCAAGGATGCGGTTTAGGATATTGTTTGCTTTCATATCTAACTAATTAAAGGGGTTTTGATTATTTGTAACATTTTTATAGGTCTTGCCATAGAGTATTTGTAGACTCCCATCGGGTGTTGATGGTCTGCCACTCCTCGCCTCTTATCTTAACGCTTATGCCTTGACCTACTAACGAGCCAATGCCTTGCGCTTGCAATGAGCCATCGCAGCAGTTGGACTTGTAGGTGTTGTCTTTGCATAAGCATCCACGCCTACCACCTCTCGGTGACGCAACGGGAAGTTTCATTGGTCTATACATTGCCAAGTTCTTTTAGTTTGGATTCTGCCCACCTCTTGCCTGCAAGACCACCCCATAGCAGGAACGATATTGTGCCGCAGGCTTGCGTGTCGTTCTCATCGTAGTATTCTTCGGCTCTTGATAGGTACGAGTACATCCGTGTAATGGTCTCCACGCTTACAGGCTTGCCCTGTGCGAGCTGCTGCGCCCTTACCTTACCGACAGGCGTTGCACACTTGTTGCCGTTCTTCTCGTTTAGTTCAATGCCACGCTTGGCGTTGTTCTTTACCGCATCGGGGTAGTCAGCAAACGACTCCATCTCGGTGCGTGTTCCCGACTTCTTACGACCATCCCTTTTTATGATAGCCACAATCTGTGCAAGCATCAACGCTGCTTCCTGCTCCTCAAGGTGTGCCATCTCTTGCTTGGCAAGGTTTAACTTGTCAACGAAGTACCCCTCAATAGAGAATCCTTTGACCTTCCCTGTCTTGACAAAGTTTGTCCAAATCTCTGGGTTGTTGACTTTCATAGATACCATCCAAGTGCCTACTGGCAAATCAAAGCCGTACTTCTTGCTCTTGTCGTGGACTTCGTCTTCAATAATCCAAGACTCTACAACCGTGAGGCCGTTGATGCCTACCTCGTGTTCAAGGGTAGCGTTGTTCTGCTTGCTCTTTTGAAAGAACATCTCGCTTGCTTTTCTGATCGTGGCTTCGCTGAAGTAAACGTAGAACTCCTCTTGCCCCTCTGCTCGGTAGATGGGCTTGTTGGGTACGAGTGCTGCTCCCATAAGGATGCGCTTCTCATCGCTCTGCGTAGCAAACTCAACCCGTTGTGAGTTGAGGGCTATGAAGTCTTCTTCAATAGCAGGATATTCTACAAGGGAGATTGCATCAATGCCAGTTAGCAGCATTGATTCATCAAGTATAAGTTCAATTAGTTTCATCATCCGAATGTTGCGGTTTTTACTCTTTGGCGTTGTAGTTGTTGTGAGGTCGTTACATCCTGCCCTACGACATAAGCACGGATGGGCTGCTGAAACTGACCTCCTATGCTCTGCGCAAGTTGGTTAAGGTTAGACTGCCCTACGATGTTAAACTGCGCAGGGGTTGAGGGCTGCGAGAGCGTGTTTGTTATGGCAGGGCTGCTGCCACCGCCACCCGATTCGGTAGGCACTTGCGTAGCGGTTATCTTTCGTGCGTTTGCAATACCTGTTGCAACAATTCCTGCGGCTCCTATGTAACCAAATATACCGCCCTGCGCGAGAGCCTTTGTAGCACCCGTATAGGTGTCAATGGCTACCTGCGCTAACGCTATACCTTTGCCCAGTAGCGTATTCTCACCTACGAGTTGGGCGATGCCGTTTAGTGCGCCTTTGATAGCATCTAACTTTGCCTGCTGCAAGTTCTTCTCCAAAGCCAAACGACCTGCTGCGTTCTCCGCTTCAAATAACTTTAGAGCATTCTCTGCCTCTGCTCTTGCTGCGGTTCCTGCCTTTGTAGCCGCTACCTCTTGCTCAAGCAATGCCTTCTTGCGGTTGAAGACATTTTGCGCTATCTCTATTTCTTTCTCGGCTCTTGCTACCGCATCATCTATGAGTTCAAGTTGAGCGTTCTGCTGAATCTCAAATATCTCTTGGTCGGTCTCACCGATGCTCTTGGTGATGTCTGCCTGCTCACGAAGAAGGGAGTTTTGGTTTGCCAAAGCCTCCGACTTCTGACCTTGCAGCCTTTCATCCAAATCAATCAACTCCAACTGCGCTTGCTTCAGCGCAACAAGATTCTCGTTAGAGTTTACAATTCCTAACTCTGCCTGCGCTGCCGCGACCTTTATATTTAACTGCACCCTCTCAAGCTCCGCTTGCTCCTCAAGAGATGCAAGGAGTTTGTCGTTTGCCGATTGGCGTTCTGCAAGTGAGACAAGCTCATCATCACGCAACTGCCGAAGTTGCTCTTGGGTGTTTTGGAACTGAAGCTGAATCTTCTGCCGTTCTACATCAGCAAGTGCCGCTTGCTTGCGTAACGCTACCAATCGCTCTGCATCGCTTACGGCCTTGTCTACATCCAACTCCTGCACCGCCTTTGTAACGCTCTTTGCAACTGCTACAACGGTCTTTGCTACTTCGCTTGCTGCTTCTGCAAGGTTATTGATGACCATCTTGCCACTCTCCAAAAGGTTCTCACCCGTCTTGGTCAGCTCCTCACGAGTGAGGGCTATCTCCTTGTTTAGTTCTTTGATGCGTGTTGCATCCTTATCGCCAAAAAAAGACTTCTCCCAAGCAAGCTGCGTTTCAAGCACCGCTAATTGGATGCCCTGTATGATGCCCACAAATACATTTAGCACTCCGCTAATCAATCCACCGAGTACTTTCTTCGTTGCATCAAATCCTCCGTTGAGTTTGCTCTGCTCCTCTACCGCCCCAAAGATTGCTTCGGTTATCTGACTGAAGATAATGCTCAAGGTAGTCATCACCTTGTTGACCGCATCTACTACCTTTTGGTTGCTTTGAAAAGCCTCCGATAGTTTATCTACTACGCCAACAAGAAGTCCAAGACCAAGACCGCCTTTAAGAAGGTTCCCTAATCCGCTTGCTGCTTTTTTGGCAAGCTCAAAGGGCGCGGTAACAACTTTCTTTAGGCCGTTGAAAGCCTTGTTGATGATGCCGCCAGTCTTCTTGGCTTCTTTGCCTAATTCATCAGTAGCCTTGCCTGCACCACCAAGAAGAGCCTCAAGCTCCTCAACCTTTTTATTAAGCGCATCAATCTGCTTCTGGAAGCCCGAAGTATCTCCTTCAATACGAATTTCTTCTACTACTGCCATTATCTACGTTTTAGGAACTCCTTCCAAGTTCGTGGTATTGCGTTCTTGCCCTTTGCTATGTCAATAGTTTCGGAGACGTT